TTAGATGGCGTAGTGGCCTGATACTGTAATTGATTACCCTGCAACCCTGTTAGCCCTGTCTGTTGACGTTGATACGCTTCCTGACCACCTGTAAGCATTGCTTGAGGAGTACGTAGAGCACCTTGACCGTATGTTTGAGCCGCTGCACCTAAGTTGCTGTAGACGTTACCCATACCAGTACCATAGATACCAGCTTGCACTGCACCTGCTTGAGCCTGTTGAGCACCTAGGTTACCACCTAGTGTAAGTTGACCCATACCGTATTGTTCTGGAGCTTGTCCCGCATTGAACAACCCCTGTGTATATTGCAGTTGGTTAGCTTGTTGTGTTTGACCAGCTTGTGTAGCATTAGCGGCAATCTGAGCGTCAGCCTGAGCACGAGCACGATCCCTTTGGAATTGCTCTTGGTTAACATAACCGCCTACACCTGCACCAGCGGCCTCAGAGGAAATACCCATTCCAATACGACCTCGACTGAGCTGTTGGTTACGTAGGGCTAAATCTTCTGCCGTGCGCTGAGGCTGTAACAACCCCTGCTGTTGTGTCATGTACGCTTTGGCGGCTGCTTCAGGAGTGGCTGTTAGACCACCTGCTGCTGTCTGTGCTGTGCCATACAAGCTCTTCTGATACGCTTGCATTTCAGGAGATAGGTTAAACCCTGCTGCACCTGTGTCCTTATCAAAGAAAGTACCGCCAGTAGCTGTTTTGATTGAGTATGGACGGAAATTAGCCATCTCAGACATCTTAGCGGTATCAGCTAACTGACTCTGAGCAATCTCTGTCTGTACGTTACCAATAGCATTGGCAGCTCGTTCTTGAGCTTGAGCTAGAGTGATTAGACCAGCATCATAGTCAGCAAACGCTTGGTCTGCTACTGATCGTTGGATGCCTGTGTCTTGACGTAGAAGCTGGCGTACTCGCTGTTCTTCTGCTAAACGTAAGGCATCTGATGCTGCTTGAGCGTCTGATGCCTTACCTGCTGCGCTACTTGTTAATAAACCACCTACTAAAGCGGGGGCAACGGTTGTAAGTAAACTCATTATACTGTCCTCTTCCACATTTTAACAACCACATAGGGCTGTACGTTGGTATTAACCCCACCAGTAGCTACAGTGGCTGTGCCTGTTGTTAATGAATCTGTTCCTGTCGCTGCTGTCACGGAGTGTGTGTGAGTTGATGTTGCAATGTCTTTACTACCACCAGTTTCTTCTAACGTGTTAAACAAAGCATCTGTAGCATCTTGACCCACAATAACCTTACCAACACCAAACTCTACCCATGTACCAAAGCCCAACAAAGTAGCTGGGTTAGTGCCTAAGGTAGAAATATACAAAGCACCTACTGGGTAAATAACCTGAGCGACAAGCCCGGCATACGCAGAGGTGTTTTGGAAGGCCGCATTAACAAAAGCTGTTGTAGCTATTTGTGTTGTCTGTGTACCTACTGTAGCTGTCGGTGCTAGTGGAACCCCTGTAAAGTTAGGGCTAATTGCGTTTGACTTACTGTTAACTGCTGTTTGAATAGCGTTGAACTCATCGTCAAATTCCGTACCCTTGATGATCTTATCTGGATCACTAGGAAGGAGGGCATCCTTCGCAGCAAAGTTTGTAGCCTTAGTATATTGAGCCATTTATTCTGTCCTTCCGCCTTTAATGAAAACATCTATCTTTTGTACTGAGAGTTCTGCGTTGTTAACATCAGATTCAAAGCCAATTTGAATAGTAGAGCCGTAACCTCCCACGCTACTCCTAATCTTTTCTAACACAATGCCTTTTGAAAACTCACTATAATCTGTAACAGTAAAAGAAGTTTCCCATGTGCTTGTTACATCTGTCCACGCTGAGCCACTCCACTGATAAACATTGTTGTCATCTGTTGTCATGTAGGCATCCCCTGTATTAGGAGCACCGGGTAGCGAAGCGTAGTTAGCAACCACACCTTTAAACTCTGAGTAAGTAACAAACTTGTCTACGTTATACTCAAAGATTTCTCCAGCTTTCAACACAAAAGGATATGAACGATAAGCTCCAGAGTAATCCGTTGCTACTTTAATAGTAAACTGTTGGTTAGCTCCTCCTAGGATAGTAGCGCTAATCTTCTTTATAATCTTGTTAGTAGTAGGTGAACCAAAGTCAAAGTAGTGAGAGTAGTAACGAACCCTATAAGAAGCCGTATTATCTGTGTAACCTATGTACTTCCCAATGCCGTTAACCTTACCAATTAACACATCCCTGTTGCGTAAGCGTAGGAAAGAATCAGCCTCGTATTGGTTCCAAATAGTAACACGAGACGCTCCGTTCTCTAATGCACTACGCATGTCTAAACAAAAGACAGTCTTAATAGAAGGGAAAGATAGCAGGTAGAAAGCATTGATCTCAGAGTAAACACTAGATATATTGTCTAGGTTACCCGCCAAAGAAGCCTCTGTGTTAAGATCATCTAACAAATCATCTCGGACATTAACTGTCAAATCTCGCATAGGCAAGCTCTTCTCTTGGAGGAGGCGACCTAAGCTACGAACACCAGTGTCAGAGAGGAAGATTAAGTCAGTACCTGTATTCTGTACACTCTTGTGAGCCACACAACCGACACCAACAATAATATCCTGTAAAGCAAAGTCGATGGATATTGGGTTATCAGCACCTGAGTAGATGACAATATGATGGCGACAGAAGATGATTAAGAAGTTATTATGTGCCGCTATGGATATGATGTCATCAGTGTTATCAGGTAGCACCGAGGCAATGTTTAAGGAGCCGCTAGAGCCTCCATTGAAGGCAGGGAAAGCAGTATCTACAATGTCAGTAGACCAGTAGACAGCATTCTTAGTAAACGACCAGTAGCGACCCCAAGCCGCTATAACACCATTAGGATACGCTGTACCAAAGTTTTGAGTAACGCCTGTGTATGTTGTTATTGTTTTAACTACAGGAGTTGCTACTGAGCTGTAGATAAGAGGCTCTTGGCCTTCTTGCACCAATATAGAAGTGTCGTTTAAGTTAGCACCACTCCAGTTGTCACTTGTAATTGTGTATGCTGCTGGAGTAACATCTGTCAGAACCTCACCAACACCACCAGTAAAAACCTTGTTGTTACCCGCAGAGAGGATGTCTAAGCTATCGTCAGCATTAACATGCTCCAACATAAACTTAATAGGTTCTCCGCTAAGTTGGGCAGAGCCTGTGGTGGTTTGCATTGTCCACCCCTTACGTGCCCCTAGACGCCCATACTTATCAATAATAACATTGTCAGCTACTTCCGCAAAGTTGGGAGATAAGGTAACACCACTCTCTTGGGTGTTTAAACCGAAGAAACCGGGTGTTACAATGGAAAGAGCTTCAAGTTGTTTCATACTGTATACCACACCACTTCTTCAGGGTGACGATTAGCGTCCATAGCAATCTCGTCAGCCAAGGCTATCTCAGCAGACTTATAGGCATTGATACTCTGTTGTCCACCATCCTCACCACGCTCCTCTAAGGCCATCGCAGTGGCTAACAGGATAATAGGTCGTGTAGGGATATAGATACGATCTGAGTCATTAACTAACACTTGGTTACGCAAGACCACGTTAAAACGGGTGACATACACACCATCAGGGATCGGGTAGACATCAACTAAGGTGTCCCCATCATCACTGACGCCGTTAAAGGTGTAATACTGAGGAGAACCTGTAGGTGGGTTCTCTAGCATATAAGCCTTGTTAAACCAGCTAGAAGTTTGATACTGTAGCTCATTCCTAGAGGTAGCATCCCAAGCATCTAACACTTCAAAGTTATTACTACTACCTTGAATCTCGTAGTTAAAAGCCCCTGCTGTTGTGTTACCTGAAAGTGTCTGACGTAAGCCACCCCACTTCCAAGCTACCTCAGCCTGACTTTTAGCCTCGTTAACAAAGTCACCAATCAGACGAGCATAACTGTTTGAGTTACCTTCACCCTGTACTGTGTCAACCGTGCTCTCTCGCAATCGCCGTAAAACACTATTTACTGCTTCAACATATGTCATTATGTATTCCTTTTGTAGTTATTATACCACACTTTTTATCTTTTGTCAAGGGTTAAACTACCGCACCACCATAATAACCACCGTTTGAAGGATCAACATCTATTGTTCCCGGGCCACCTCGGGCTATTAAATTATTGATACCTACCATACGCATTTCTCTTTCAGCCTTGGTTTCATTCTCTAAAAAAGCAATCTGCGCAGGTGTTAACCCAGTACCATAACCATCACCACCACCTCCACCCATTACAGCGTTATATTGAGCTTGTTGTTGTTGTTGTGCCGCCTGTGCCTGAGCAGCATACTGAGCTTCCAAGTCTGAACGCAGTTGAGACAAATCAGTCCGTGGAGCAGATAAGTACCCTTGGTTAATATCACGCACACCTTGAACAGAACTAAACAAACTAGAGATGTCTGAGGGTACTGGTGACTGGAAACCTGTGCTCATCATACCCGGTGTATCTACACCTTGGACAGGTTGAGGACGTAAGGTTGGGACAACACCGGGAGACGCTTGTGTCATGGGTTGTTGTGAATAAAAATTAATAGGTGCTTTACCCTGTATCCCTAAGTAATCATTTACAGCGTTATTAGCAACACTGGGGGCAGTTCCCATAGATTGCGTGAACAAACTGGCTACTTGGTTTGGTGTTAACCCTAGCTCTTGTCTCCGTGCGTCTATTAATCCTGATACATCTTCACCAGCAGCTATACGCCGTTGCATGTCTTCAAAGTAAAGTGCGGATGCATCTAGCTGTTCAGGTGTAAACTGAGTCCCTTGGTTAGTTAACATAGTTCCCGTAGTAGCTGACCCCATGTTATTAACAACATCTTGGAAACCAACTTCGCCAAACCTCTGCTGATTAATTAGATTTTGCTCTTCAACAGTAGGCGCATAATTAGCAACAAACTGAGTAAGAGGGTTTGTAGCGTCAGTTTGTGCCGCATAAGCAGCTGTTGCACCGGGGTCTAATTCTAGTACTTGATCAACTTGCTCAAATGGAATGTTGTTTTGCCGTGCGTAGTTAAGCAGTATCTCTCTAACATCAGTACCTTCAGGGGTTAACCGTTGAGCTTCTGCAATAATTTCTTCTCTAGTAGCCATATTATTCTCCGTCAAAAGCTAAAACAGCTTGTTCTTTTCTTAAATCAAAAGAAGCCATGGCATTCATTAAAGAACCAGCTTCTGTTAAAATTTGGAGTGAATCTCCGCTTTGCATTACCATGCTATCGCTAAACTGTATATAGTTGTTAGCAGTTAATACATATCCAGTTATAATGTAAATCTTATGGGTAATGTCGTGAGCGTGTTGCCAATAAATACTAACAGTTTTATTGTTACCCTGTCGGTTACTAACAAAAAGCGTACTAACCTCAGCTTTATAACCAGCAGGAACTTTGAACAACTCTGTTAACGTATCGGGTTGTATTACTTTACCTACTGAATGTCTCATTTCTTCTTCTTCTTATTCTGTTTTGAACGCCCATTACGTTCTGGTAATTTTCTATTCATAGTTGACCTTTCGTTACAATAAGCCAGATTATACCAGCTATAATGACTACCCCTGTTACAACAGAAGCGATAATTAAGAATCCATTAATCCAAGCCCACATCAACTCTTTACGTTTCATCTGGGCTAAAACAATCTCTCTAGCCTCAGCATTACGTTTACGCTTGGCCTCAGCTTGAAACTTTAACCAATCATCCCACAAGCCCGGTCTGCCTTGGTA